CGCGTGGACTTATGCAAATAAACGGATTCTGGACACCATGGCTTACTGATGCCGGCATTATTACCGACGCAGAAAACTTGTTACAGGCTGATGTTAATTTGCGCGCAGCGTTAGCAATTTACAACTACGGCGTTGACAAACACGGTTACGGCTGGGGGCCATGGAGTGCAACCAAATGAGTGAAGGTGTGGCCTGGAATCAAGGCGAACTATCAGAAGAAACCCGACGAATGGTATTGGAGCAAATGATGACAACAAGACACGACATGGCAATCTTTAATTTGATTAACGAAATTGCAGACATAAGCACTAACCCGCACGCGAGCATTATCCAGCGTCTTAAAAGCATGAAAAACTCGTTGTCATTAGAAGACCCGATGCCATTGCACGATGTGACTACACTCGACTTAGCAATCAAAGCACTACAAGCACATTCTTAACCGACAAGGAGATTCCGACAATGAAAACCTGCACGATCTGCAAAGAACAAATTGCATACCCAGACATACAAGGCAAAACACACTTCGTATGTGACGGCCGTGTGCCGGCAAGAAAACAAGCGCCATTTATCCAAGGGATGTTGGCGTCACAGTCGTCTGCTGATGCGCGTTGGACAAAGATTGAACAAAACCAAGTTGACGCTGCGATCTTGCACGTTGCGCGCACTAAAGGATTCTTCACATCTGACGACATTTGGAAGCACCTGGGCGACCAGTTCCCAGTTACCAAGGGCATCGCAGGACGCCTTAACGCAGCTGCGCGTCGTGGCATTATCCGCAACACAGGCGAACTGGCATACGCACAGCGCGGTGGCGCGCATGACCATGCACAACGTCTAAGCGTCTGGGCAGGCATCTGATGGGCTTTGATCTAAGCAACTACGAAACAGTCGAGCAACGCCTCGTCCGATGGTGGGCTGCATACCCAAACGGGCGCGTCTATACGTGCATGATGAACTACACAGGTGACGCTTGCGTGTTCTATTGCGAACTGTACGCAGACAAGGACGACAAGGTGCCAGTCGCTACGGGCTACGCAGAAGAAATCAAAAGCGACCGCGGTGTCAATGCCACGTCGTTTGTTGAAAACTGTGAGACGAGCGCTATTGGTCGCGCCATTGCCAATTGCCCATTACAGGCGCCTGCTAGTGGCCCAAGGCCGTCACGCAATGAGATGCAAAAGGTTGAGCGCCTAAGCACACCGACCGATACAAGGCAAAATCCTGTGCACATACCCTCTGGTGCATTTGCCACGCCTAAACAGATCGGTTACATAAAGAAACTGGCCAAGGACAAGGGCATGGACGATCTTGCCTTGTTGGAGATGATTCAACTGAACTTGGACGATGACAGCGCGGTATTAGAGCTGCTTAAATCGCATGAAGCATCCAAGATTATTGAGCGTCTTAAATGATGTGGTTTCTGTGGGCAAACGTCGTAGGCATTCTGCTTGGCCTGATGCTGACATTATTCGTAACGATGTTTGATGACCCTCGCAGGGTCGCTGGACGCAAAAGGATCAAGAAATGACATTAGAAGAAATGATTAGCGCGATTGAACGACTGCAGGCTCTTTACTTGCAGTTGTTACCTGAACAAGGACAAGCCATAGACAAGACTCGATACGCAATCACGCACTTGGCAGACAAGATTTGGACGGAAACGATCTAGTGAAGTTAGACGCCAAGATCAGCGAAGCCGATTTCAAGGACATGGTAATAAGCGTCGCCAAGCGTTACGGCTGGTTAGTGCATCACGATTTGCCGGCACAGAACAGTCGAGGACGCTGGATGACAAACGTGCAAGGCGATGCAGGATTCCCTGATCTGTTTATGGTGCACCCATTTCAAGGCGGTCGGCCATTGGTCATTGAGTTGAAGGCAGAGAAGGGCAAGTTGACGCCTGGACAAAAGATTTGGCTGAACGCTTGCGAGATGGCTGGCTGTCATGCAGCGGTCTGGAAGCCCAGCGACATGGAGTACATTCTCTACACCTTGAGCAATCCCAGACAGTAAACAATCGGCTAGTAGCACGACCTAAGCCATTCGCACGGCAGTTGGTGACACTTGGAAACAAGGGTAGATCGGCGCGCCCTTAATCATGCAAGACGAAATGAGCAAGGCAAAGCGCCGAGGCGAGTCGTAAACATAATCGACTAAATGCAAAGGGAACCAGGATGGGCAATCTGGTGGGTGGAGCATTCACACATCTCTTGACCTGCAGATGACATACAGTTAACAAACAAAGAAAGCACAGACATGAACCCGACAACAAACATGACAAACAACTGCCGAGGACAAGGCGCGCAAGCGCCGCGTCAGCGCAAGCGAAGCGCGCGAGCATGACACGCGAACGACAAGAAAAAGACACACCGATCTACAAGCAAGCACGAGCAGAACTACTGCGCGATTCACCGCTATGCCATTGGTGCAAACGAAACACAGCAACAGAATTAGACCACTTAGTTGAGTCAGACAAAGGCGGAAGCATAGAAGACGGATACGTCGCAGCATGTAAGACATGCAACTCTGCGCGCGGAGCAACATACCGAAACAAAAAACTAGCCAACGCAAAACAAAATCGGGAAAAAGCAATAAACGATTTTTTATACGCGGAGCGACTGCCCCCGAGCCCCATGCTTCATTTTGTCGCCACCAGCCAGAACCAGCCCGAACCAGCGCCAACTGGCCATGACCAGCCAAGACTGGAAACGATGATCCCAGACCATGCCGGCTCACTAGCTGGACTTGTGGGGGACATGGCAAAGAAGGTGCTGCACATAGACCTGATGCCTTGGCAACTGCATGCTCTTGAAGGGATGCTTGCGGTTGACGCTGATAACAAGTTTGTGCACCGCTCGAGCCTTGTCTCAGTTGCGCGTCAGAACGGTAAGACCACAATCATTCAGGCGTTAATTTTGTTTTGGCTTGTGGAGATGCCGAAGATACGTGGCGGTAAACAGACTGTGGTATCTGGCGCGCACAGACTTGATCTTGCGTGTTTATTGTTTGATGATTTGGCACCAATCCTTGAGGAATACTACGGCGCCAAGATTGTTAAGTCGTATGGTCGTTATCAGGCCACGATGCCAGACGGCAGCAAGTGGTGGGTTAAAGCGTTGAAGCCGAACCAAGGTCACGGTATGAGCATTGACTTGGTGATCGTTGACGAATTGTTTGACGTCAATCCTGACTCTGTTGAGGGCGGACTTCTACCGGCACAGCGCGCACGCAAAAACCCGTTGGCTTGCTTCTTCTCCACGGCTGGCACCGAAGAATCTGTGCTATTTCAGCGTTGGCGTGAGGCTGGCATTCGAGCAATTGACAAGGGTGAACCGTCAATTATGTACATGGCGGAATGGTCACCTGACCCAAGCCTTGACCCGCTGCATCCTGCGTCATGGGCTTGGGGTAATCCTGCACTTGGTCACACGTTGGACATGGACACAATTAGGCAAGAATCGACTAACCCCGATCGGGCGTCGTTTTTGCGCGCATCTCTAAACCTTTGGGTGTCAGTTGTGCGCGGTTGGATTGAGCCTGGGCGTTGGCCGTCATTGGAATACACAGGTGACATACCTAGCGGTGGGGTCGTGGCGATTGAGTCGTCGCTGGACGACTCCAGATACAGCGCAACTAGATGCGTCAACCTGTCGGACGGTCGGGTGCTTGTCACCGTCGCGTTTATCGCCGAATCAATTACAGAGCTGTGGGACAACGTGCAGGAACTTGCCAAAGACCCGACGATTAGGTTTGCTTTGTCGCCGACCGTGGACGCAACCTGCCCGCCGAACATTGAGCGCCGCCGAGTCGTCGTGGGTTATGCGGAATTAGGACGGTTTACACCGCTTGCCAAGAACATGATCGCCGAAGCGCGACTGCTGCACACGGGAGAAAAACTTCTTGCGGAACATGTCCAGCGCGCTGTTGCTGTTCGCACCGACAACACGATCGTGCTGTCAAGCAAACGATCACCTGGGCCAATTGAGTTAGCGCGAACAATGGTCTGGGGTATCGGCATGTGTGCCCGTCCTGTCAACTCGGGTAAACCCATGCTTGTCGCAGTAAATAACTAAGATGATCGCGGCGACCGCGCACCTTGCCTTTTGTCGGAATCGGATAAGTCATGCGCGGTTGCCACTTATATGACAAAGTAGGAACATGGCGATTTTTAACAAAACTAAAAAAGCAGCAATAAGCCCAGCGCCAAGCAAGGCTGCAGCTGCAGGCGGTTTTGCTCCTGGCTATTCGTCGTCCAATGTTGGCGTAAACATGATCGGCCAGTACTACACGTATCGCGAAGGCGAAGCACGTAACCAAGCGATCAGCGTGCCAACAATCAACCGTGCGCGCGATCTGATGGCCTCAGTCATTGGCTCAATGCCGTTAAAAATGTACAACGAAATGTGGAACGGCGATGACATGGAAAAGGTGTATATCGCGCCACGTTCATGGATACGCCGACCTGACCCAACCGTGTCGTTCCAATTTCTTATGTCGTGGACGCTTGATGACTTGATGATGTTTGGTCGCGCGTTCTGGTACATCACCTCACGCACCGCCGACGGCTACCCTGCTACGTTTACTCGACTGCCTGCCGGCTCAATTACCACTACCGACATGGCTGGCCCTGTGTGGTTTGCTCCATCGTCACAGGTGTATTTTCAAGGCGGAGAAATTGACCCAGCAAATCTTGTGCAATTCTTGTCTCCAGCACAAGGTCTGATCTATTCGGCGCCAGGCGCAATTGAAACCGCGCTAAAACTTGAAGCGGCGCGCAACCGCAACGCATCGTCAAGCATTCCTGCCGGCGTACTTAAACAAACTGGTGGCGAACCACTTAGCGCGCAAGAACTTGCTGATTTGGCTAGCGCGTTTAACGCTGCTCGAGCAACCAACCAGACTGCAGCGTTAAACGAGTATTTGACATACACGGAAACAAACAGCACACCTGACAAGATGCTTTTGATTGAGGCGTCGCAATATCAGGCGCTTGAAATGTCACGTCTTGCAAACGTGCCACCGTATTTGGTGGGAGTTGCTACTGGCGCTTATTCATACCAGTCGTCACAACAAGCGCGCGCCGATCTTTATTTGTTTGGCGTGAAATTGTATGCCGACGCAATTGCTGGTGCTTTGTCAATGGACAACGTGCTACCGCGCGGAACATACGTCGAGTTTGACGCTGATGAATACCTAGAAGAAAACTTTATGGCCGATCGCATGGACAATGAAGAAGTAGTTGTAAGAGAAAACACTCAAGAGGAGTTAGCACGATGATTAAGTTAATTGCAGGAGAATTTACGGTTGACGCCGCAATCGGCGAAGCACCAAAGCGCACAATCTCTGGAACCGCAGTTCCGTACAACGTGCCGGCAACAGTTTCGGATGGCACAGCTGTGATCTTTCGCCCAGGCTCATTGCCAGTCGAAGGAAAAGCGCCACGCCTGTTTATGTACCACGATGCCAGCCAACCAGTAGGCGTTGTCACCGAGCGCGTGGACACCGAAGAAGGCATGATGTTCAGCGCCAAGATCAGCGCAACGACCCTAGGCAATGACGCTTTGGTCATGGCCTTGGACGGCACCATTGACCAAGTATCGGTTGGCGTAAACCCAACCAAGTTCTCGTATGACGAAGAAGGCACAATGATTATTGAGTCAGCCGACTGGATGGAATT